GTCCATATCCTTACTATATTGCGATGAGTTTGCTTTCGTACAACCTAACATTGCTGAAGAATTTTGGACTTCGATATCGCCAACACTAGCAACTGGTGGACGAGCAATTATCACATCAACACCCAACTCGGACGAAGATACATTTGCGTTAATCTGGAAAGAAAGTAAAGATTTATTTGATGAGTTTGGCAATGAAAAACTAGATGGAGTTGGGCGCAACGGGTTTCATGGCTTCCGTGCAGAATGGCATGAACACCCGGACCGGGATGAAGAGTGGAAGCGTGTTGAGATGGGACGTATCGGTGAAGAGCGATTCCGTCGTGAATATGGTTGCGAATTCTTAGTTTACGATGAAACGCTAATCAATAGTTTAAAACTGGCCGAGCTGGTGGGGCGAGATCCTAAAACTAGAATGGGTCAAGTACGCTGGTACAAAGAACCTGAACCCGGTCATCTCTATGCAGTAGCACTGGATCCCAGTTTGGGCACAGGCGGAGACTTTGGTGCTATTCAAGTGTTCGAATTGCCCAGCTTTACACAGATAGGGGAATGGCAACATAACATTACTCCAGTAGAAGGTCAAGTTAGAATACTGCGCGAAATACTAAGACATATTCAAGAAAAGATAGGTGAGAACAATAACAACAGTATATACTGGAGTGTGGAAAATAACACTGTGGGCGAAAGCGCATTGATATGTATTGCTGATCAAGGAGAGGAAACTTTCCCTGGAATGTTTGTTAGTGAACCGGTAAGAAAGGGCAATGTGCGCAAATTCCGTAAGGGGTTTAACACCACATTTGGCAACAAAATATCAGCATGTGCTCGCTTAAAATTCTTAATTGAAGCTGACAAAATGAAGATTTTTAGCAAGCAAACAATCAGTGAACTCAAAGGATTTATAGCCCACGGTACCACATTCAAAGCCAAAGTGGGCTTGCATGACGACTTGGTTTCCAGCTTGTTATTGATAGTGCGATTGAGTGCTGTGCTGGCAGATTGGGACATCAGAGTATTTGACAGCATCAGTACAGGGGACGAATTCCAAGAGGATTACGAGCCGCCGATGCCTATTTTTATATCAGGGCTGTGATAAATATCATATGGAAACAAATTTAAATCAAGTAGCAAAAGAAATTTACGGTAAAATTCAAACTAGGTTCCCCGGCATCAAAATCGCGGACGAAAAAGCTGAAGTTTTGAGTAAAAAAGAAGATATTCCCAAAGCTCGTTTCTTTGAGTTTGAGTACACAGAGCATGGCGAAGCGTTAGGTACAATTGCAATTAATTTAGATCAAGAAGAAGGCATAGTGATTCAAATCAGCGGCGACCTAACAGACGACGATGACGAAACTACCCATCACGGCGCATTTAAATTTATTAGAAGTTTTAGAAAATTTGCTAGACAACACTTATTAAGTTACGAAGTTGACCGTATGGGCAAGAGTAACTTGGATAAACGAGATTATGAATTCCATGCAAAAAGCGGAGAAGAACCAATGACGGAAAGTAAAATGTGGGGCACACCAAGAGTGAGCTATCAAGACCTTGGAGAAACAAGGTTAGTTGTTAAACACAGCAAGCCTGTTAATTATGACCTAGCCGCAGGCCGCACAATGCACATTGAAAGCATTTACATTGAAAATGCTCAAGGCGAACGTTTTCGCTATCCGGTACGTCATCTAAATGGCGCCCGTGCAATGGCACAACACATTGGACACGGTGGCAATCCGTATGATGAGATCGGCCAACATGTTGTTAGTTTGAGTGAAGAACTAAGCAAACTTCGCATGTTCAAAGGATATGTTAGCCGTACTCCAGTTGTTTCAGAATCCATGAGCGCAGTCAACAACAAAGTGATTGAACGCATAGAACAAGTTAAAAAACAAATCCATCAGCTACAGCAATCCAAGCATTACGAAGAATTTGCAGAAAGTTTTGCACCAAGCAAATCTAAGGACATTCCAGAAGAAATTATGTTGGACTGGGTTGACCGATTGACAGTGCGTAGCTTCAAAGAAGAATTAAAAGATGTATTCCCATACATTTACAAATTAGTAGATGAAAGTGAAATCCCTACTAGAGAATTAGATCCTGATGATTTGTTAGCAGAAGAAGATAAAGACGATGTTGCTCCTTGGTATAAAGATAAAGCTGAACAGGATGCTGATAAGCGTAAATCTTCTTTTAAGAAAAAGCATAATCCTAATCGCACAGGCAGTGATGCCGCCAAAGCTCTTGCACAAAAAGGTATCCCCAAGAAAGAAATGTCAGAAGATCAATTTGAACGTTTCTTAAATCAAATTGTCAACGAAGATGAAGCGGATGCACTGGACGGCAATCCTGAATCTATCCAAGCACTAAAGACCCTGATATCTCAAGGTGAGTTAGTTGGTGATCCAAACAGAGTTGATGGCTTAACAGCCAACGGTTTAGATGTTAATCGTTATCCAGAATTACAACAACTGTTCGACCTAACAAGTCCAAACGATGATTCATGGCCAAGTGTCAAAGCATGGATGGATAAAGAAAATCCAGAACTATCCAAAGAGATTTTTGCAGGTTCAGAGTACAGCGAAGAAGAAAATACAGGTGAAGAACCAGCAGGCGAAGCACCGTTGGAAGAACCAGCCGCGGGAGAAGCACCAGCGGGAGAAGGTGATGCGTCAGCCGCACCAGCCGCAGGCGAACCACCACCAGAGATGCCGGGCACTGCACCAGCAATGGAAGGCGCAGAACGTGCTAAAACATCTGTGTTAAATGCCATACGTAAAGGTGCTAAACCTGATACCAAAGTTGGATCTAAGACGCTTCATGATATCATGATGGAACTTGGAATGGACCCACATGATCCAGCCGCAAAAGAAATTGCACCACCGGTCGAACCACGTGGCAAAAGCTATAAAGATATGAAGGCATTTGCTGACGGATGGTGGAATAGAGAAGAACACAACTTTACCATTGGCAACAGAGGTGTTAAAACCAAGATAGAAAAACAGTTCCCGGGTGCAGATCAAAAAGATTTAGAAAGAATTTTTGCCAATATAGATCGTGCTGATCCTCCAAGCAAAGTAAGCAATCAAGAGCACGAAAGCATAAACGAAAGTTTATCTATTATTAGAAAATTATCAGGATTAAACTAAGGATACATTATGAACGGATTACATGACCTATTAGACAAACTTAAAAAATTGGAAGAGGCCGCGACCGCTCCTACAACATTTAGACCAAACTATTATCATAAAAGTAATTTTGGTACCACAACTCCGTTGATGATGACAGATCCAGGAGTGTTCTGGCACATGAGTCAAGCCACTAACGATGACGGCGGCACAGTGCGCGGCGGTGGCAAAACCATTCAACAATGGTATGGTAATACTGAAAATCGCAGTGCAATAAATCCAGCCAGCGTTGACGGTAAAATGGTAAACGGCAAACCTGGCCCAGAATTTCCAGAAGGCGTTACTTGGAAAACAGATTTAGCAATAACGAATAAAGCAACAGCTGATGCGCAACAAGCGCAACAAGCGCAACAAGCAAAAGCAACAGCTGATGCCAACACTGCCGCAAAAGCCGCTAAAGTAAAACAGTTTACAGATTTGTTAGTCAAAGCAGGAGTGTACACAGCACCTGCGGCATCTACAGCATCTTCAGGACCGTCAATTGGCACCTACAGTTTATCGCAACCAGGTACCGGCGCTGTCAATGGAATTAAGTTACCAGCTATAAAGAGCGGTGTTCAAGAAGGAATTGTTTTTAAATCTAGGATTGGTCAGTTACTTGTAGATTCAGGTGCATTACAAGGCCTTACAGTATCAAATACATTGAAAAGCCTTACAGAAGCATCCGCACTAACCAAAGCAGAATACAGTTTACTTTCAAAACTATACGGCGAATTGAAAGTAGAATACCCAGATGATGCGCAATTGGTACCATTACTTATGGCTTACGATAAAGTGGCTCCAGTATACAGTTCAGACCCAGCCGCACAAACTGCTACGGTAGCCGGCGCATCATCCGGTAATGCCGGCACCGCTAATAATGCTTCAAGTGCAATGGTTGCCGCAGATACCCGGGGTAGTCAGACAACACTAGCACAAACAAAGGCCGACGTTGTCAAACAGATAACAGCACCAGCGGCAGTATCACCAGCACCAGCGGCGGCAGTATCACCAGCACCAGCGGCGGCAGTATCACCAGCACCAGCGGCGGCAGTATCACCAACATCAGGCGTTGACACTGTAGCAAACGCTACGGTTCCAGGCAGCATTGCCGCCGCCAACCAAGCCGCTCCGGCCGCTGAAAAGAAACCAGCCGCAGTACTTCCGCAAGCAGTACAGGATTTGGCGGCCACTAACAAAATTGACAACGCCGACAAAATTTCAGTTGGCCAGGTAATTACATTGCCCGACGGCACCAAGTACACTATTGTTAAAGGCGACACACTGGCTGACATTGCGGCCGGCAAATTCAAAGGTGTTGATCCAACCAAGAAATTGGGCACAGACAGTGCGGCCAAAGTTGCCCCAACAGCCACATATCCAACGGATGCAAAGGCACCCGTTAATCCTCGTCCTACTGACAATGTGATGGCACAACAAGTTTGGGACAGCAAGTATGCTAGCGGTTGGAACCCTGATGGATCAGCTAAAACTTTGGGTACGGACAGTGCGGCCAAGGCTACTACAGCTCAACAACTTGATCCTAGAGGAAACCCACTTGTCAAAGATAAAGATGGTAATTTAGGTTATTACAATAATCCAAATGTTCCATCAAAAGGATTTACAATAGTAGTTCCAGCAACCACCTCCGGAGATGCGGCCAAAGAAGCTCGTAAGCCACGTTATGATACTGTAGAAAAGTTTGATAAAGAAATTGCTCGATTCAGTTCAAAGTATGATATGAAGTTGAAACTCAATCAACAGTATATTGAAATCTTACAAGCAGAAAAAGCACAATTGGTCAATCCATCAGCCACCGCTACTGGTAATACAGCTAACTCAGATCGTCCAGGATTGGATCCAAAGAAAGGCAAGCCAGAAGTATATGATCGTCAAAAGCAATTGGCCGCATTGGGTGCCAAAATGAAAGACGGTGTGACTCCGTTGGGACTAGACGGCGTCAACGGCAACGACACCATCGCCGCTGAAAAAGAATTTGGCCGTTTGATAGTTGATCCCAAAACCACTATTGTGGTAAATGGTGCTCCGCGAGTTGTGAATGCAAACGATATTAAAAGTATCCAAAGCTGGATCAAAGCAGTGAAAGACGGCAGACAAAAAATGGATCAAGTTCCAGCAGTGTACATGGACATTGTCAAAAAACAATCAGCAATGAAAGAATCCACAGGCTACACCAATGATGAATTGAACAGACTGATTAGTTTGGTACATCACAGATAATTGAGTAAAATACTCATATTTCAGGCGAGATTTCTCTTGCTTTACTAAATAAAAGTGCGTATACTATGTATATGCACTTTTTATTTTATCAAGGTGATAAAATAATAATAGGCACAAAAAGCAAACTAAGGCTATTAATAGGAGAACAATTATGGCATCTTTAGCAGAAATCCGAGCAAAACTAAAAGCATCTGAACAAAAAGGTTCAGGAGAACGTACAGGTGGTGATAAGTCAATTTATCCATTCTGGAACCTCAAAGAAGGTGGCGAATCTACACTTAGATTTTTACCAGACGGTAACACCGACAACACTTTTTTCTGGGTAGAACGTGCAATGATCAAATTGCCATTCGCTGGAATCAAAGGTGAATCAGAAAGCAAACCAATCACAGTACAAGTACCATGCGTGGAAATGTATGGCGACACTTGCCCAATCTTGGCAGAAGTACGTGCATGGTTCAAAGATCCAGCACTGGAAGACATGGGTCGTAAATACTGGAAAAAGCGCAGTTATATTTTCCAAGGTTTCGTTGCAGAAGACGGACTTGGCGAACAATCCAGCGAGAAGCCAGAAAATCCAATTCGTCGTTTCATCATTGGTCCACAGATCTTTACCAGCATCCGTGCGGCTTTGGTTGATCCAGAATTGGAAGATTTGCCAACTGACTTGGTACATGGCTTAGACTATCGTATGAAGAAAGGTAGCAAAGGCGGATATGCTGACTACTCAACATCAAGTTGGGCCCGTCGTGAACGTCCACTAAGTGACGATGAACATGCGGCTATCAAGCAACATGGCTTGTTTAACTTGAGTGACTTCTTGCCTAAGAAGCCAGGCGAAGTTGAATTGAAAGTTATGAAAGAAATGTTTGAAGCTTCAGTCGACGGCGAACCATATG